GCTGCATTGCTTCTAGTCCTTTACTTTTTGAATTGGAAAATCATATTTAAAACACGGTTCACCATTGTCTAAACAATCGCCATGCTTATCATAATCAATTATTATTACTTTATCGGCTTTTTTATATTGCGTTATATTTTGGATAACGCCACCAGTCATATATATGTTTAATGGCATTCGAATCCCTCTTTTTTCATTTGTTCAATTGCATCATTGTAATTCACTTTAATATGAAAACATGTATTTGTTGGTGAAAAACTAGCGTTTTTCTTGTCATGGTTTAAGGTCATAACACCTTAGTATGTAAGTATTTTTTTCATGGTTTTATCCGTATATTTTTGATAGTTTATTGTACTCTTCTATAGATTGCCGTTCATCGTTTACGCTTCTATATCCTTTATGGTGGACATTCTCGACAATATGCCCGTCTTCTTTGCGTATGACGCAAGGCACATATTCACCGTTATGCATACGCATTGTGTTTATATCGTCCTTTTGTGGTGTTAAAAGAGAATGGTCAATATAGCGTGTTAAATATTCACCTTCGATCATTGCGCCTTGTTTACCGCATTTAACAAGCTTTAAGCTTCTTTCACGTAACCAATTTTTAAAAGCATGAATATTTACAAACGCTTTATAAGAAGTGGCGTTATTAGTTATCAAGTATCTATAAGGCGCACATGTCTTGTGCCTATCGTTTCTATTTGTGTAATAAACTCTTAACATGATTTAAGCCTTTCTAATTATCTGTTCAAGTTGGTCATTCGTTATGTTGTCAAAGTCTGTAAAATTGTAATACTTGCCATTCTTAATAAAAAACCAGTCTACAATATTAGAATAGAGACGTTCGGACATGTGAAACGCACCTTTGCTATATCGCTGAGGCGGTAAACATTCAAGCATGTCATAATAGCGTTGCTCTGTTATCTCTTTAGGCGTTGTTTTTCTTGATTGTTCATATTTGGTAATAAGTTCATCAAGCTCTGAATCTGTTATCAGCTTAAAAGGATAGTCACGATCTTGTTCATACTCTTCTAATGTCATGTCTGAATATGCAACATATTCAATATTATCTACGCCTTTATATGTGTAAGATTGTGTTATACCTCTGAAAGGTTCATCAGTTCTTATAATCCATCTGTAAACGTTCATTGTTTTACGTCCTTATTTTATAATTTTTTGAATGTTTCAGCACAAAAGAAAGCACTTGCTTGTAAGCCGTTTTTGACTGGTCTTTTTCTATGCAATTCATAACAAGGCTTGTTTTTGTACGTTGCTTTTCTTACTCCATAATTTTTCATGCTATCACCAAAAAAACGCATTGTTTGACGTGTGAAATAATATGAATCTGGGTTATGCGCTTCATGGTGTTGCTTTAATTCGCTAGGGTTCATTTTGCTTATCTCCTTTACTTTGTTACTATAATTATCATATCAAAAGTTTCTGAAACTTTCAAGTGTTTTTTATAAATAATCTAATGTTTTTGGGATATAATTCTCAAATTCAGACGCAGCAACGCCACTTTGTTTTTCTACACTTTTAATAAATTCTTCTCTATCCCATTCATATGTAGAATGATCATAATTATATTCTATATCGTTGATTGTTATTTTTGCGCTAATTGGCGAATCATAAAAGTAATTTGTGAACATATCATTTAATTCAGCTTCATTCGGTTCTTTACCCCATAACGTTTTTATGTCACTTGGTGAATAATATATTTCAGCATAATCACCTTGCGAATAGCCACGAATCTTAATCTTTTTGTAATCATTGATAAATTCTAATTTAAGATTGTATTTTTCGAGTAATTCATCACCACCAAATCCATAAGGATTATTTGCACCATATAGAGAAAAGTCTTTATACAAATTATAGTCATGTTCTAATTGTTCAAATACTTGGCGTTCTAATTCTTTTCTATCTTCTTTTAACAGTTCTTTATAAGTCACATTGTCAAATTCTTTTTTCAGCAATTGGACGAGGTTCATTTTTGTGCCTTTAATTTTAGTATGCTCTTGTGCGTATCCTTCAAAAGGATTGTTTAATTGTCCACTGTCCAAATAGATATAAACTTCATTGCCTCCAAATTGTGTCTTGAACTCTTTTAAAGTTTCAAAGTTATCTTGAAAATACATATAAGATAAATCGTTATCGTAATAACCGTTAAATTCTATATTCATACCAGTGCTGCTTATATCAAAATTATTAAGTTTCATCGTTAATTAACTCCTTTGTTTTGTTAATAAAATTATAGTGAAACTTTGTTAATTTGGGTAAAAATCTTAGAATGTTTCATAAAAATCTTAGAATGTTTCATAAAGTCGTTGAATGTTTCATAAAGTTTCATTTTAGGTGTTTAAAGTTACGTTGAAACTTATTTTATGCTTTTCAGTTTCTCACCCCGCCGTGTTCAATATAAAGGTGTATAGTGTAAGTCGTACTATGTACGCACTCAGAGGGAGTAAGTAAATCGAAAGTTTCATAAAGTTTCATCGTTAATTAACGCAAAATTAACTCAAGTCCTAGATTTTTAAGAGATGAAACATTCTAAGCTTCATACAGTTGTTTTAAGTTTCATCGCTACATTTTAAATGTGTAAAGTTTCATCGTATCTGGTGTTAAAGTTTCATCGTTTGACGGTGCTTTAAGTGAAGGAGGGTAGCTCCCCCTTTGAACGGGTTGGGTGAGGGTCATCCAAACAATCTCCCAAAAACTCAAAAACTTTTTAAGTAACTCAACGTAACTCAACGTAGCTCACACCCATTGATCAACCAACTTGACAAACTCACAGTTTCACACACATACTAACAACTATGACAGAGAATGTTTCAACACCAACTAAAGCCTACGACCTGCTCACCGAAGTTGAGAGGATGTCTGTTGACGACTACGTTGCTTTTGCTATTGGTGAACAACGTAGAAAGAACGAACGTATTGTTCACGCTTTAAATCTTCCTATTCCTTCCGAGTACATCAAGCGATCGAGGCATAACTTACTCAAAGCTATTGTCAGGGCTGCTATTTGTGAGAAACTACAAGAAGCTGCTGATGAACAAGACCTTAGCCCGTCCAAAGTGATTAAAGAACATGCATCTATAGCGTTTTCTAATATTTCGGACTATCTTGAACATGCAGGGCTTGGTGAGTTGAAGCTCAAGGACATTACGGACATTCCCAAAGATAAGATGTCTGCTGTCAAAACGATTGAAACGAAACCAGGTCTACACGGACTGACAACAAAAGTGGTGATGCATGACAAATTAGCTTCATTAAAAGCGTTAGGTGAAATGATGGGGCTTATTGCTCCTGACAAACCTGCCCCGTTGACGGAGTATGTGACACCAGTGGTTGATGAAGATGATGTTGTTGAGAACACTCCGGAAGATGTGTACGCCAAGTTATTAGAGGACATGCAAAACAAATAATGGATGCGTGATTTATTTGATTCAAACCGAGTGATCGAAGAACGCCCTAAATGGCGACCTCGTGCGCTTGCCAAGCATGAATGGCCACCAACATATGACCAAGTGTGGCAATGGCGTGTGGAGCAATTACGCATATTATCAACCTGCCCTAAGTCTCTTGCCTCCGCTAAAAAATATTATTCCACACGTCCTGCTGAGTTCATCATGGACTGGTTTGATACGTATGACCCTAGACGTTCTAAAAATAAGTGGATACCGTTTGTATTCTTTGAGAAACAGGAAGAGTTGATTGGGTTTTTACAAAGTTTAGATGCTGATCAAGAGAGTGGGCTGATCGAGAAATGTCGTGATATGGGTGCAACATGGGTGTGCGTAGCGTACACAATCTGGTGCTTTTTGTTCATTAAGGATGATGCGACTGGATGGGGGTCTCGTAAGCGTGACTTGGTTGACAAGCTTGGTGATCCAGACAGTATCTTTGAGAAATTGAGGTTGATACTCAGACGTATGCCCCCCGTGTTTTTACCAAAGGGTTTCAACTGGTCAAGAGACGCTACATTTTTAAAATTAACTAATCCTGAGAACAAAGCAGTTATCGCAGGAGAAGCAGGTGACAGTATTGGTCGTGGTGGTCGTAAAACTCGATACTTTAAGGACGAGAGCGCACACTATGAACGCCCTGAGAAAATAGAAAGTGCCTTGGGTGATAATACGAACGTCCAAATAGATATTTCGTCTGTGAACGGTCTAGGTAACGTGTTTCATAGACGTGCGCAAAACGCTCAAATGTACACGCCTGATGCTGTCATTCCTAAAGGGGTTGTCAGGCTTATGATCATGTCTTGGCAGGATCACCCTCTCAAAACCCAAGAGTGGTATGACGTACGTAAAGCCAAAGCAGAACGAGAAGGGCTTCAGCATATATTTGCGCAAGAGGTCGATCGAGACTATGCTGCTGCTGTCAGTAACACTGTCATTCCTTACGAGTGGATCAGGTCTGCTGTTGACGCTCATATTCACATCCCTATTATTGCTGAGAGACTAGAGACTGAGAGGGGCAGATGGGTTGCAGGGCTTGACGTTGCTGACACTGGTGAGGACACCAACGGACTGGCAATGCGTGAGTGGATCATTTGGAGGGCTGTTGAGGAGTGGGGCGAACGAGATCCAGGTGTCTCTGCAAGACGTGCGATCATGGCGTGTAAACCATATTCAGGACGTGTTGAGGTTCAGTATGACAGCATTGGTGTGGGGTCAGGTGTCAAAACTGAGTATAACAGACTAACACAAGACCCTGACCCTGAGACAGGTGTTCCTCTTCTGAGAGCAAAAGACATACCATTCTATCCTTGGAATGCAGGCGGCCCCGTCAACAGACCGTTAGATCGTATAATTCCAGACGATGACGAGAGCTTGTTTAATAAAGATTTCTTTGGTAATGTAAAAGCTCAGGCTTGGTGGTCTATTCGAACAAGATTTTACAAAACCCACAAAGTCCTAACAGAAAATGTATATTATCCTCCTGATCAGTTAATATCACTTGACAGTGACATGCCTTTACTGGAAAAATTGATTAAAGAGTTAGCACAGCCAACAACAACGCAAAGCGCACAGTTAAAAATGATCATTGATAAAAAACCACCTGGAACAAAATCACCGAACTTGGCTGATGCAGGTGTTCAGGCGTTTTTCCCGTTACATGATGACAACAACGCACAAGTAGGTAGTTATGGGTACTAAAAAAGAACAGCTTCAAGCTCGTGGCAAAGACATCGCTCAGATGTTAAATTACTGGCAACGTACAACAGCTATTGTTGAAGGACATGAGGCTGTTAAAGCTTTGGGCGAAGACATGCTCCCCCGTTTTCCTGACGAAAATAGTAAAAATTATAATTTTCGCCTTAGTAACTCAAAACTTACCAACATCTATCGTGACGTTGTAGAAGGATTGGCTCAGAAACCTTTTGAGGAAGAAGTGACAATTCTCGGCACTGACGTGCCGGATCAGATTCAAAGCTTTGCTAAGAACGTGGACGGGTCTGGGAATAACCTTACTGTGTTTTCTGCACAAGTGTTCTTTAACGGTATCAATTCTTCTTTGAGTTGGATTTTTGTTGATTATCCGAAGACAGAAGAAAATCGCAAGTATTCGATCAAAGAAGTCAACGAGCTAAACATCAAGCCTTTTTGGTCTCATGTCAGAGCCGAGAATGTTTTAGAGGTTCGTACAGACACAGTAGGTTCTAAAGAGATTATTTCTTATTTCCGTTTGCAAGAACCAAATTTCGAAGAGCTTGATCCTCCTATTCGTGAGTTCATGCTTGTTGATGGTAGGGTTAATTGGATTCTTTGGGAAATGATGAAAGACAAAGAAGGTAAGATGGATTACGCTCAAAAAGATAGCGGTACTCTTTCGATCAATACGATACCTTTCATCCCGTTCCATACTGGAAGACGTGACGGTAAAACCTTTAAGTTCTATCCTGCCATGCGTGATGCTTTGGACTTGCAAATTCAGCTTTATAAAAACGAAAGCTCTTTGGAGTTTATCAAAACAATGGCATGTTTCCCAATGCTTGCAGCCAATGGAATGAAACCTCCTAAAGACGAAGCAGGTAAAATTCAAAAGGTTTCAGTAGGTCCAATGAAGGTTTTATTCGGTGTTCCTGATGGTGCAGGTAATCATGGTGAGTGGAAATACATCGAGCCTCAGGCCAATTCGCTAGAATTTCTCAAAAAAGACATATCAAGCACTAAACAAGATTTGCGTGAATTGGGTCGTCAACCGTTGAC